TCAAATTCTCCAATTAATGACTATCTTGTCAGATGTGACTTGCACCTTGTCAATAAGCTCTTTGACAATAACTTTCTGATTATCGTATGACATTTCAAATACGTTACTAGCACCTAATAGCTTCTCGATCTTCTTTATTTTGCCCGCTTGCTTATCAGTCGAGGCTTTTTTCATTTCCTCTTCCATGGCAGTTCTTCGCTTGATAAAATCATCTGACTTGCTTCTTAATTCGTCCAGTGTGATGCGATCATCTAAATACAAGTCATTCAGTTTACTTAATTTAAGCGATAAGCTATCTATCTGCTTCTGTATTGCTAGCTTGTCGATAACTGGATTTGTGCTTTCAGAAAATATCTCTTTTATCTTCTCTGGGTCATTCTGCAGCATAGCGATGCGTGTTAGTACATAATGCTCTAACAACTCCATATCATAGTATCCGGAGTCGCACTTTTTATTGTCATTGTAGACCGTGACACCTTTTGTCTTGCGCGGGTGTCGCTGGTAGCACTCGTATCTTTTAAATCGTGTGCCGTCTTTCCTCTTTTGGCCTAAAATAACTTTGAGGGGCGCGTGACAGTATCCGCATTGAGCAAGTCCGGATAGCATATATTTAGCCTTGAATGGTCGAGGGTTTAGCAATTCTTTGGCAGTCTGTTGCCTTTTGGCTAACTCTCTTTGTGTTTGCTCAAAGTCATCTAGCGAGATAATAGCCTTGTGTGTACCTTGGAAAGTCTGACCCTTGTATTGGTTCAATCCACAATATACAGGATTAGCTAGTATTCCTCTGATTGTGCGATAGCTCCAATCGGGCTGTTTTGGGTATTCCTCATTCATCTTGTCTCTTAATTTAGTAATGGACATACCAGCCAAGTATGAAGTAAATATTTCTTTAATTGCCAGAGCCTCATACTCGTTTATCGTCATTGATCCAGTATCTTTGTTGTAGTCGTACCCGTAGGACGTTCTGCCCCACATCATAGACTTGCCAGACTTAGCCCGTCCTAACTTACCTAACTGCATTCTTTCCTTTATCTGCTCACGCTCCAATTGTGCGAATACAGATAATAATCCTATGACTGCCCTTCCAAATGGTGTAGAAGTGTCGAAGTTTTCAAGGAGGCTCACAAACTCGATGTTATTTTTTAAAAATACATCCTCTATCAAGTAGAGCGTGTCCTTTTGGCTACGGCTCAACCGGTCTAGCTTGTATACTAATACTGTATCAAACAGCTTGTTTTGGGCATCTTGTACTAGTTGCTCTAGTGCCGGCCTTTCTGTAGTCGATCCAGAGAAGCCCCCATCGGTATAAACCTTGTAGACGTGCCAGTCCTTAATGTCGCAGTAGCTCTCCAGTTTTGCTTTCTGCTCTTCTATCGAGTAGCCTTCTTCTAACTGGGAAGTAGTGGACACCCGTACATATAATGCTACTTTATTCATTGTCTTTCCCCTCCATTTTTGATAAAATAGAGTGCAGAAAGACCCTTTCAAAATAAAACATTTTGAAATCCTTTCTTTATCTTTTCAAAACCTCACGCTCAATGGTCGCCAAACTTTGAGAGCGTGGGGCTTTTTTTTATTTGAACCGTTTCCGATTTGGAAACAGCTAGGTTTATTCTTTCGATAAGTGTTGTTGAAGAATTAAGGCCACGTTGGCTTTCTCTTCCTCTGTCATAGGAGGTTCGTTTGGGTCATCCACTGAAAACTCGATGGCATGCCACTTATCATTGACTCTAATCCATTCTCTTCGTCTATGGCATTTGCAGTCTAGGTTGTGTTTAATCACTTCCATTGGTCTGCTTTCGCTACTCATTTTACTCCTCCCTATACAAATCCACAACTTCGCCGATAATTCGGAAGTCTGTCTCTGGTGTGATTGGCATATCTTTGTAAGCTGGGTTCAAGCTGTGTAGGTATGCCTGGTCTTTATTAATAACAAGTTGCTTGATATAAGCATTGCCGTTATAGTTGAACACTCCAATAACTCCATCATTTAACTCAACACTTGTCTGGATGAATACCAGGTCTCCATCGTGATAGTCAGGTTCCATGGAATCCCCTTTGATGGGAATAACAAAGTCAGCATCGATATCTACTGGCAATTCAATCCGCTCCACTCGTACATCGTTCAAATATTGCCCTGTACCTGCAGAGGCTGGGTGGTCGTAGTAGTCGTAACTATAAAGCTGAATGACCTCCAATACTTCGTTTGGTTGAGCTTTTTCTTCATTTCTCTGCTCGTTCAATTGCTTCTCTGCATAGGTCAGGACTTTTTTCTGCCTTGGCTGGTGTAACTGGTCGTAGATGGCTTGGATTAGGGAAGTATTAGAAGAGGAGTCTTTTTGAATTGGAGGGAAAAGATCGTCAATTGAAATGTTAAAAGCATTAGCTAGATCAAACATTGTATCCTTTTTAGGAGATCTAAAACCCTTCTCGTAATTCCCGATAGCATTTTTACTCATCCCTATCTTAGAACCCAATTCTTGTTGAGTCCAACCATTTTGAAGTCTATATTGTTTTATATTTTCACCTATGATAATGGCAATTTCTTCTTTATTCATGATTGAGTCCTTTTTACCTTTCTATAAGTAAAGTATAACATAAAACCCACGAAAAGAAAACTTTTTTTGCGAAAAAGTAAAAAAAGTGTTGACGACCCACGAAACGTGTGCTATAATATAATCAAGGTTGAGGAAATAACAAAAAACAATTCGGAGGGAAACACAATGAATAAAGGACTTACGACACAAGAACAAATCGCACTAGCAAAAGAAATCTTACAAGTTAAGAATCGCAGAGGACGCTCATTGAAACTTGGAGAAATCCTAGATCGTGAAAAACTATTATCGGATGATATGTACGCATTGTACAACACACTATTGACAGCAATCAGAGTGTATGGCGATGTTATCGGATTTGACGACAAAGACTTTCAGGAAATGGCTCTTACAATCTTAGTTATTGAAAAGGTTGAAGAAGCGAAAGAAGCGAAAGGAGCTAGGGTAGCGTAGAGAGGTGCGACTCCTCTCCTAGCTGTTGCTCATAGAGCGAAAAAAGAGAAAGGAGGAAAAAGATGTCAGGGCAAAAAGAAAAATACCACGATAGACGTGGTAGACCTGATGAATTGAAGGTTGAAAAAGTTATCCACCTTTCAATTTTGAGAGGCGAAGGAACCGAGACGGATGGCATTAGAGTTGTAGAACAGTACTATAACATGGACGGCAATCTAATATTTGAATTAGATCCTTGCTCTCCGCATTATCAAGAATTTTTAGGTTTGCGTTGATTTTGTTTATCTTTGTCCAAATCTAAAATATCTTGTAGTAATTGCTCGTTATCATGGCGTTCAATATACCATTTTTGCATAAGTAATTCTATAAACTTCAGCAACTTGTGAGCCTCATTCGGTTCGATATCCACTATAAGATTTATATCTTTTTCTGGATGGGCGCCAATGTTTCCAAGTTTTCGTAGAGCATCGAGTACATTTTTAGTGCTTGGGTCAACAGACTCTTTCAAAGCATCTATCTCATCTACTAACCTTGCTTTAGAAATTCCCCAAAAATCTCTAATCATTCCTTGTAGACAACGTCTAGAGAGGGTAGCAGAAGCTTTGGGGCTGAGATTTAAGATAGCGTGAGCTTCTTCATAATCACTTCTGATAGTCTGTGGAATGTATTCCGGGTAAACTTTAGCAAGTGAAATTGGATTGAAGTGCATAATGCGATTTGGGAATTGACTTCCTACGCCCACGATGTCGATTGAAACTTTATGGCAGTTTGGACAATTCATTGTTTGTATTGTTATTTTGTCACTCAAGTTTTCTTCGATGGGAAAATGCGGACGATGAATCAAAAAGTAGTGCTCATCTTCTCGAAAAGTACCGTCGTGATTTGGAATAGAACAACCGCAAAACAAGCAGAATAGTTTACTAGAATCCATAAGATTTCTCCATTCGTTTTTATTATATTATACCAAATTTAGAAAGGAGGTAGGAACGTGCAAGTATATCTTTATCAATTACGAAAAGAAAAAGGAATGACGCAAAAACAATTAGCAAAAAAATTAGGTATTTCAGAAACTGCATATCGTCAAAAAGAGAAAGGGCAACGTGCTTTTAAATCTGATGAAATGTTTATCATCGCTGATGTTCTAGAGAAAGATATCAGCGAAATTTTTTCAGACCCAAGACCACGAAACGTGGTTATTTAGAAAGGAGAAAAGGTGAAGATAAATGAAGTGAAAAACAATACATTCTATCAACTACCACAGTGGCTATTTGATCCGGAATATAAAGATATGAGCCTACGGGCTAAAGTGGTATATGCGTTAATCTTCGATAGACGGTCTTTGTCACTAGAAAATAACTGGTACGACAAAAACGGCGATGTGTATATGTACTTTACAAATCAACAGATGATGGAAAAGCTGAACTGCTCTGAAAAAACCATTATTTCTTCTAAGAAAGAATTAGAGAAATATGGATTGATAAGAGAGGTTAGACAAGGTGTTAATAGGCCTAATCGCTTGTATATCAACGGAACTGTAAAAATTACAGGTCAAGAACTGGAAAAATTACAGTATGGAACTGTAAAAATTACAGGTCAAGAACTGGAAAAATTACAGTCAATCAAGACTAATAATATCAAGACTAATAATAACCATACTAATATCATCAACATAGACGACGTCGTCAATCAAAAATCATTCTCACAAATCATCAAATCTTCCAACATCAAAATCAATGAGCGTCATGCTCAAATGCTACTTGACTATATCGGGCTAGATAATATGACGGTTGACATGATCCAGTATGCGATTGAGAAAACAGAAGACGCTGGCTCAACCAGTTTTAATTATCTGAAAGCAATTTTAGAAAACTGGAAGAAAGAAGGGTTTACCTCTTTGGAGCAGGTTGAGGAGCAAGATCGCAAGCGACAAGTAAAACAGAGCAAGAATGAACATACAGGAACTTACCCTATTAAGAACCCAGTATTCAGCCCTTACACTGACTTGCTACCTTGGGAAGAAGACGGGGAGGAGTAGCTTATGGATCTACCACTTGTCTACCACATCAACGAACAAGAGACTTGCGAAATACATCAATGTTTCAAGTGGTCTCTAAAAGATGAAGTACCACTTAAGGAGGAAAGGAATAGAACTTTCTGCCCAGAGTGTCAGAGGGAGAAAATGGAAAAGGAGGAAAAGCAGAAGATAGGTCAAGCAGAAATTGCTACGACATTACGCACTACCTACTATGTGCTAGATAAGAATAGCATTATCCCTAGCGGGCTAAAACAAGCGAGTTTTACAAACTTTACAGTATCTAACGAGATCGACCAGAAAGCGAAAAACTACGCTATGCGACTAGTGTCTCACTACTTGCACGATGGCAAGGGTAACGCTCTTATAATGGGCAAAGCTGGACGAGGAAAGTCGCATCTGGCCATGGCAGTAGCAAGTAAGCTAAACGCTGACTGGAAAGCTAACAATCTACCTAAAAGTATTCTATTTATCAACTTACCAGCCCTATTCGTCAAAATTCAAAACTCTTTCAACCGAAAAGAGGGGATGACCAGTAACGAATGGCTGGAGCTATTAAAAAAGGTGGATTATCTGATCCTGGATGACCTCGGACGGTCTGATAATGCTCAATGGAAGCAAGATTTTCTGTATAGCTTGTTAGATGAAAGAGACAAGACCATCATCACTACTAACTTAGTTGGGTCAGAGATGAAGTCACTTTTTGAAACTGGTCTAGTTAGTCGCATAACAAAAGGCGGACGGGACCTTTACTTTAAATACCCGGATAACGCAGAAGATAGGAGGAAATTGCCGTTTTGATTGACAAAATGATTGAGGGCTTCGAAGCCACTTGCTACGAGCTTTCGGATGGAATTAAAGCTAAGTTACTAGCGACTGATCCAGATCGAGCGCGTGGCAAGATCATGGATTTGTATGCTTGCCGTTTGGCTGGCAGATCATAAAAAAAGGCCCTTGGAAAAGGCAATTCCAAGAGGGCCAGAGATAAAACTTTCTAAAGGGATTATAACATGACTAGAATTAAAAATCAATGGCGACCGCGCATCATCAATATTATGGCAGACGGTAGCCAGGTAGAAGACTTGACGGGATACACAATCCCGAAGGATAGCGGGTATTACAACGCGATCAGACGAATTAACAAGGAGATTTAAAATGTATAACGAGATTTTAGGGTGCATGACAATCGCAGGAACATTTTTTGCATTAGGATTTGTCGGAGCTGTATGGGATTTCAAACGGGCACAACGCAAGAAAGCGCGTGAACGGAAGCTGGATATAGCGATGGAACAATACAACGAAGACATTGATGAAGCTATGGCAATTGGTGCGCAATGTGTGTTCGACCAATTAGCAGAAGCACGGAAGTACTCGCGCTCTGACAATGACTGGAGCATGGCAGATTAAACAACTAAAAAAGGAGGGTAAGCTATGAACGAACGCTTACAACTAATACTAGCTTGCATCAGAATTGGTCGGGCAAATGTGCTAACAACTCATGATATCGCTAAAATGACAAACTTATCAGTTAGAGGGGTTCGCGAGGGTATCGCAGAACTACGACTTAATCATTCAGTGCCTATCGTGGCCAGTCGGTCGCTTCCTCGCGGATATTATTTTGCAGAAAATGACGACGAGTACACAGCGTGGGTGCTGCAGTACAAGAAGCAAATCAAGACCGAACAGAAGCTACTGAACAGTTTGAAGTCTACGAGTTGGGATCACTACAAGAAAATCAAAAAGGAGATAAAACAATGACAAATAACCAAGTATCAACAGAAACAACGGGCGCATTTCTCACAAACCCGCAACTATTGAGCGCCAAGATCGTCAAGCAATATCTTGACCCGTCTGGTAAAGCAAACGATGAAGAACTGGCTTATTTTATCGCAACGTGTAAAGAACGGAATTTGAACCCGTTCACTAAAGAAGTGTACTTTATCAAGTACGGAACGAACCCAGCACAAGTGGTGGTGTCAAAGGATGCCTTTATGAAGCGAGCTGAACAAAACCCTAACTTTGACGGATTTGAAGCTGGTATCGTGGTAGAAACTGCAGAAGGTGAAATCAAGCACATCACTGGTACAATCCACAGCAAAAATGATGAATTGCTGGGAGGTTGGGCCAAGGTATACCGCAAAGACCGTAGCTATCCTATCGAGGTGGACGCAGACTTTAAAGCCTATAACACTGGTAAGTCTATGTGGTCTAAAATGCCAGCGCTTATGATCCGGAAGGTGGCCCTCGTTTCTGCAATGCGTGAAGCATTTAGTGAAAACGTGGGAGGCCTATACACAGCAGACGAGATGGAACAAGCGCAACCTATTGATGTGACACCTAAAGAAACCCGTGATGAAGTCATGAAGCGTAAACAAGCGCAGATTGAACAAATGAAGCAAGAGCAACCGAAGAAAGAAGTTGAGCCAGTCGCAAGCACAGAATACACTGCAGCAGAAGAAATGCCTTTCATGGCAGAAGAACTGCCAGATGATATTGACTTACCATTCACTTAATAAAAGGAGATACAAGGAATGAAAGAAGCAGAAAAAATCAACCAATTAGAAGATATCCAGATTAACTTTGAACCAGCCAAGGTCGCATTTAGCGACTTTGGGGCATTCGAAGCTGGAATTGAACAAGCTATTGCAAAATATGGCACGTTCGACTTGGAAGTCAACACGATTGAAGAAGTCAAACAAGCACGGACTGATCTGAACAAGTTGAGCAAGAGCCTAGAAGATCGTCGAAAAGAAATTAAGAGAAAAATCAATGAGCCTTACGCAGAATTTGAAAAAGCCTATAAAGTGCCTTATAACAAGCTGAAAGACTTGATTGACACCTTGAAGCAACAGATTGACGGTTACGAGGAAAATCAGAAAGTCTTGCGAAAAGATGCAGTGCGTAACTGGTTTAAACAGAAAGCTATTGAGGGTAATCTTAACCCAGACATCTTTGAACAATATCTGGACAGTTACACAAACGCTGAGCAATTTAAAAAGGACAGCTTCCAACTCTTGAAAAAGACAGAAGCAGAACTGGAAGCAATCGTGCTTGCTGAATTGCAAAAACAAAATCAGAAAGACCAAGACATCTCAATCATCAGCAGTCAGTGTGCGACTCACAATATCGGGCCAGCTACTTATATTAGAGCTTATGAGAGCGGTCAGACGCTTGCAGAAGTGCTTGATAGCATCACTGCAGATGTCGAGAGTGCCAAGCTATTCAAAGAACGTCAAGAAGCACGGGAACGAGCAGAGGCAGAACGCAAGGCAGAAATCGAGCGCATTGCTAAGGAGCAAGCAGAAGCAAACATCAAAGCCTACGATGCAGAAACTGGCGAGGTTATTGAAGATGAACCAAAACCAGAGCCAGGAAGTAGCAAGTATGTTACTACTATCAAATTCTGGTTTGATTTAGAACAAGCAAAACAATTCAAAGAGTGGCTAGATGCGCATGATATAGAATTCGAAACAGTGGAAGGAATGAAGAGAGTATGACATTCAAAACAAGTGGTCTACTTAACTATAGACAACTTTGGTGGCTTGATAAATTTCTAATTGGCCATAAAGGATATATCGCAGGAGGATGTTTCAAGAATATATTCAATAATGAACGTGTTAAAGATTTAGATATTTTCTTCGAGAGCGAGCAGGATTTTTTGGAAGCCAAGAAATATTTTAAGCAACAAATGAAAGACAAACCTCAAGACTGGAGATTTTCTTACGAAAATAAAAATTGCTGGTCGATTTATTCGGTCAAAGAAAAAGTTCGTCTTGAACTTATTAGGAATACATATGGGACACCTAAAAATGTTATTTCAAATTTTGACTTCACAATAACAAAATTTGCTTATTACAAAAATTACGACAACTTGGACGAAGATGATTATATGGCTGTTTTTGAAGTCATATTTCACGAGAACTTCTTTGAGCATTTGCATACAAAAAGGTTGGTCGTAGATGCTCGTCTGCCTTACCCAGTCAGCACTTTCAACAGAATGTTGAGGTATGCCAAATACGGCTATCAGCCATGTAGAGAAACAAAAATAAAAATTGTCACAGAGCTGGCCAAACTAGACCCTGAAAATGAAAAAGATTTTGAGGAGCAACTAGGAAAAAGTCTTTACGAAGGGATGGATTAAATGTTAAACAACGTATCACTAGTTGGTCGCATGACCAGAGACGCAGAATTGCGCTACACAGCAAGCAATCAAGCAGTTGCAACTTTTACCCTTGCGGTCAATCGCAATTTCAAAAGCCAAAATGGAGAGCGTGAAGCTGATTTCATCAATTGCGTGATCTGGCGACAGCAAGCAGAAAATTTGGCGAATTGGGCTAAAAAGGGTGCCTTAGTTGGTATCACTGGACGCATCCAGACACGAAGCTACGAAAACCAACAAGGACAGCGGGTTTATGTGACCGAGGTCGTCGCGGACAGCTTCCAGTTATTGGAATTTAACAAGCAGAACGATCAAAATCATACACAAAGCCACAGCCAACAACCAAACTTTGGGCGCAATGAACAAATGCAAAGCAATCCGATAGACATCTCAGATGACGATCTCCCGTTCTAAGCCTATGACTTGGATTGAAGAACATTTTGCCAAAGAGTATCCAGAAATCAAATCCATACAAGATATCTGGGATAAGGACGATCTAGGCGGATACGAAACACAGCGGTATTCGAGGGAATTGAATAAAGTGATTGTTACGAATGACCTAACCGCTATCAGTAATGACCTAAAATCAATCGGCCTAACTCTGGCAGATTTTAAACAACAGCTAACTTTATTTTAAGGGATATCAAATGACAGAACCAATAATCATACAGTTTGAACTAACACGCAAGCAGATGATATCTGCGAATGACCGTCTGCACTTTCAGCAGAAAGCCAAAATCACACGCTTTCTAAGAGAACTAGCAAAATACGAGGGTCAGAACACTCTCAAGGGCTGGTACGGCTTGCCTTTTAACGAAGATAAGCCGTGCAAGGTTCGGGTGGTAGTATTCCCGCCTCGTAACTATCAGTACGACCCTCCAAACTGGTCACCCACTAGCAAGGCTTTGCTAGACGGTCTGACAGATGCAGAATTTTGGACAGACGATAATTACAACATTATCAAAGAGGTCAGCTTCTGCCACGGCGGAAAGTCTGGCACAGAGAAATACAAAATCAAATTGGAAATCATGGAGATAGCGAATGGATGAATTAAAAGACAAGTTATTTCTTACCGTTCTATGTATATTACCCTTTGTCGTCGGCGCAGTGCTTGGCAATGTAGTGCCATTAAATCCACCGCCTAAAAAACAACCCATAACCATCCATGTTGTGGATAATGCGGGTGGTTTGATGGCAGGACAAATCACGGATAAGGAAATCATAGAGGGACGCTACACAGTGACCGCTGGGGCTTACGGCAAGTTTCTAGTAACCAAGGAACAGTACGAAAACCTCAAGGTCGGTGATGAAATTCCAGAGTATTTGAAGAAAAGAGGTAGCTAGATGAATAAGCAAGAATTGATTGAGAAATACGAACTTGAGTTGAAAGATGTTCAATTGAAATTTGGAGCAAGTTTTAAAACTAAAGTTTATGAGGAACTTTTAGAAGATTTGAAACAACTAGACGAACCGGAGCCGATTAAGTTAAAAGATGTTATCAAACGAATTAAACAGCTAGATATCGGCACTAGAAAAGTATGGCTCGATGAATTTTTAAATGAGCTGGGCAGTGACTATGGGACTTTGAAATATAAGGATGGGTACGAGCAAGGGAAGTTTGATGGTGCTGTAGAACGTGAGAAAGTCACAATCCCGCAGTTTGTTGCGGATTGGATTGATAACATGAAATGTCAAGGGAAGACCCTATATTATGGATTGGATCACACGCCACCAGAAGAAGTAGATTTGTGGTTTTGTGAAGATGAAGTAAATCGACAAAACACCTTTGCCCGTGCTTGGCTCGACGGATACACAGTCGAGGAAGAAAAGCGGTATCTTGTGAAGATGAAGGGGATGGACAAAGAGTTTACGATGCTCAAACTGGATGAAATTAGAGGCGGTTGGTATTTAGGGAATGATACTGAATTTATCTACACAAAAAACACTCACACCCGCAAAGAGCTTGAAGACGCCGGCTTTGGTTGGGTTTTTGATTGCCCGGGGATTGAGATTGAGGAGGTAGAAGAATGACAGTAGAACAATTTCTTCAATCTTTATCATACCTTATGTGGACGTCGTATTGGTCGGTGATTTTTTATAAGTTTTTTAGAAAAGATAAAGATTGAGGAGGTGGAGTGATGTTTGTTATTTTTAGAAACAATTCAGAGGAACGTTTAATAAATATCGACCTAATAAGTGCAATTATGAAAGATGAAAATAATGAGCAACCATGCTTTCGTGTTGAATATCCTAGCGGTTGGTTTAAATTTCATTCGCTAGAATGGAATGGCTTTTTCAGAGGCACACAAACACTAGCAGATGTTTGGCTTGCTTTAAGATATTTTGAAAGATTGCAAGAAAATGGGTGGGAATAATGAATTTACTAGATATTATCTTCTTTATTCTTTGTGCCTTTTGGCTTGTCAGTTTTGCGTGGGCTTCGGTCGTCGCGTTTAGAGCGAACAGAAAGGACAAAAAATGAAAAACTATATACTGGGGATCTTGAATCTTGCGGTCCTCGTCATCGTGCTCGTCGTTTGTTGCGTCAATATGAACGCTCGGATCGTGACGCTAGAAGAACGAACAAAAGAAATGCAACTAAAGATCGAAGAGCATGAGCGCTCGATCGAAAAAGCAAACGAGCGGGACAAAATGCAAGATACTATAATAAATAAGCTAAACGCTGAATATAACTCGAAGGTGGCCCAAGAATTGCAAGAAGCTGCTGATCGAAACGGCGTAGGGGGATAATGTGAAAGTTTATATCGTGAGAAAGTACGACAAGCTGACGCGTTGGGATTGCAATCATTCGACGAAATTCGAGGAGTTTGAATTTGAAACGAAAGCCGAAGCGATGGCTTATCGAAACAGTCACAAAAGAGGCGTCTTTGACGTTTACGAGAAAGAAAAGTAAATAGCTACAAGCTAGAAAGGAGGGGAGCTTGAGAATTGAAACAAGATATGGATATCTGATCGACGCGCTTCGAAGATATCCGTTTGACAAAGAAATCAAAGAGCGAATTGAAGAGATCACCTTCCCGTATCAAAATTTCGACGAGAATTGGTTCATTAAGAGCAAGTCAGCAAGTAACACGCCGGAAGCCTTAAAGAACGTTATTCTCAAAGAAAATGATCCGGAATTGATTCGGCTCTATACGCTTGAAGAGGCGATCACAGAATACACGAGCGAGTGCGCTCCCTCGAGCTGGGAGGCAATCAAGGCACTCTATGTCACTAGATCGAAAAACGTTGAAGGAGTGGCACTTGAGCTCTTCATGTCAAAGAATTCAGTCTATCGGCATATCATCAAACCGTTCTTTGAAGGACTGGAAAAGAAATATACAAGTATTTCTCTAAAAACACGCTAAAAGTTGGGAAAAATGTAAAAAAAAAGGTGTTAAAATTGTATTATCGGAAGATTGAAGGAAACGACAATCTTCATTGCGGGCGAAAGGCTTTTCATTTTAAAAAATCTACCATTCAGAAAACACCAGCAACTTTTTTCGTGGGTCTCCTAATTTTTATTTTAAAAAAAGGCGGTTCGATTCCGTCCACTCGCGTTTTAAAAAGTACCATAAAATGAAAATAAGAAAGTGACCTATGATGTTAGTTTGGTGCTTCTAGCTAGGCCTCTTATAAAATATTTTGTCGAGAGACAAAGCAGACCATATAACCCGAGAAGAGCGTATCGTCCAGATGCGTTCTTTTTGGTTCCTGGAGTAGAATATGAAAATTGAAAAAATAAACATTGCTGAAATAACTGAATATGAGAACAACGCGAAGTTACACCCTCGTGAGCAGATCGAGCAAATCAAGAAATCAATCCAGGAATTTGGGAATAATGACCCGATCGCGATTGATGAGAACAATGTTATCATTGAGGGCCATGGACGATACAAGGCCTTGCAAGAGTTAGGTTATGATGAAGTCGAAGTCATTCGTCTTTCTCACATGGACGATGAACAGAAACGCGCCTACATCCTCGCTCACAATAAATTGACTATGAACTCTGGGTTTGACGTCGAACTTTTGAATTCAGAACTTGAAAGTATTGTGAATATCGACATGGAAGATTTCGGATTTGACTATTACGAGCCAGAGTCCGAGGTTGAAGAGGATGATTTCGAGGTTGAAGAAACCAAGGAACCAATCGCCAAGCTGGGCGATATCTACCAACTCGGACGTCACCGTCTAATGTGTGGTGACTCTACTGATCCAGATCAGCTTGCTAAATTGGTGGATGGACAACAGATTGACTTGATTGTTACTGACCCGCCTTATAACGTGGCCTACGAAGGTGGAACCGAGGAAGCTCTCACGATTATGAACGATAGCATGGACAATGAGTCGTTTAGAAAGTTTTTAAGAGACGCATTCTTTGCAGCAGATACAGTCCTACGCGAAGGGGGGGCGTTTTACATCTGGCACGCAGACTCGGAAGGTTACAATTTTAGAGGCGCTTGCTCTGATATTGGGTGGACAGTGCGTCAGTGCTTAATCTGGAATAAGAACACCCTTGTTTTAGGTCGTCAAGATTATCAGTGGAAACATGAACCTTGCTTGTACGGCTGGAAAGAGGGGGCGGCACACTACTTTGTGAATGACCGTTCCTTGACCACTATCATTGAGGACGTGGAAGATCTAAATAAAATGACGAAGGCAGAGCTTGTCGAGTACATTGAGCGTATGCAGGCTAACTCTCCTACAACTATCATCAATGAAAATAAACCAACAAGAAATGGCTTGCACCCTACTATGAAGCCATTGAAATTAATTGAACGGCTGGTGCGAAACTCTAGCAAGAAAGGCTGGAACGTGTTAGATAGCTTTAACGGTTCCGGTTCGACTATGATTGTTTGCGAAGATTTGGGGCGGACCTATTTTGGTATGGAACTGGATCCACGGTATGTGGACGCTACAATCCAACGTTGGGAAGAACACACAGGCCAGACGGCAGTTAAATTGAATTAAGAACATTATTTGAAAGGGAAGTGAGGCGATTGGCAAATGAAGAAAACTTAATCCCGTTTAATGAGCGAAGCGTGAGCGAAACGAGAGAGCTCGGGAGAAAAGGCGGTATCGCTTCTGGGAAAACAAGACGAAAAAAAGCGAATATGAAAAAGACGCTTGAAGCTCTACTTGTATCCAAAGTTTCAAACCCTCAGCTCTCTAGAGTATTGAAAGACATGGGTTTTGAGGACGACTACGAGTCAGCGCTCCTTTTGGTGACAATGCAGAAAGCACTGAAGGGTAGCTCGCGTCATATGGAACTGATATCTAAGATAGCAAACAGCGAAGGTGCCAAGGATACGCTTGACAAGAAAGAACAGAAAGCACGTATCAAGTCTCTGGAACTTGAAAACAAACGCAAGGCCCAGGCATTAGACGAGGCGGGAGGTGGTGTTGATGAGTCAATCCTCATCATTGACGATATCCCGAACGATTAAACCAACAATAAAACTCAGTAAAGAGATCAATCCTAAGTTTTATAATGTGTGGCGGTCAGCAAAGCCTTACAACATCTTAAAGGGTGGCCGTAACTCGTTTAAGTCCTCGGTCATTGCTCTCCTACTTGTCTTTATGATGATTAAGGCCATAACCCGGGGCCAATGCGTAGAGATTATTATCGTGCGTAAGGTCGGTAGAACAATCTTTGACAGCGTGTATAAAAAGATAATATGGGCGCTTGATAAATTCGGGATAACCTCGCAGTTCAAGAAAACAAAGAGCCCATATAAAATCATTCACAGACGCACAGGATCCACATTCCACTTCTACGGCCAGGACGATTTCCAGAAGCTGAAATCAAACGAGGTCGGTAAAATTATAGCGGTGTGGTACGAGGAGGCTGCAGAGTTTGCTAGCGCAGAAGAATTCGACCAATCAAACAGTACCTTTATGCGTCAGAAGCACCCGGACTATCCATTCGTGCAGTTCTTTTGGTCTTACAACCCACCGCGCAACCCGTTTAGCTGGATCAATGAGTGGGTTGACTCACTGCGAACGGCGGACAAGTATTTAATACATGAGTCCAGTTATCTGGACGACGAGCTGGGATTTGTTACTGAGCAAATACTGGACGAAATCGAGCGTATAAAGACCAATGACTACGACTACTACAGATACTTATATTTGGGTGAACCCGTGGGTCTTGGTACGAACGTGTACAACATGGACCTCTTTAAACGCGTTGATAAGATTCCGGATGGTGAACGTGTTATCGGGCAATTGTTTGCTGCAGATACAGGGCACCAGCAATCAGCAACTACTTGCTTGCATGCCGTGGTGACTAATCGCTCGAATGTCTATCTTGTGGATAACTATTACTACAGCCCGGCCGGGAAGGTGCACAAAAAGGCACCGAGCGTGTTATCAAAAGAGCTGCATGATTTTGTAATCAAGCAAACGCAGAAATTTCCAAACGCACGGGTCATTGAAATGACGATAGATAGTGCAGAGGGAGCCTTGAGAAACCAGTACCTTGAGGACTTTGGTATTCGCTGGCACCCGGTAGCAAAGAAGAAAAAAATAGTAATGACTGAATACGTCCAATCGCTCCTTGCGAATGGTCGTTTTTATTATTTCCCGACTGAGAACAACCTCAAGTATTTTATTGAGGAACACAAGCGGTATCAATGGGATGAACGGTCGGTAATGGATGATGACCCGAAAGTCATCAAAGAGGACGACCACACATGCGACGCACTGCAGTATATGGTCGTTGATAACGCGCAACTACTAAGATTAAAAGCCTAGAGAAAGGTTTAAAATGAGCATCTTACAAAAGATTAAGAATATTTTTAAAAGGAGTACGTACGTAATGACAGGCCAATCTTTAGGCAACATCACAGAACATCCAAAGATCCCAATCACACGGGAAGAGTACGACCGGATCCAGAAGAACTTGAGATACTACCAGAGCCGGTGGGATCCAGTAGCTTATCGCAATTCGAACCGCCAAATGCAACACCGCGAAATGAACCACTTACCAATTGCTAAGGTAGCGTGTAAGAAGATTGCTAGCCTGGTATTTAATGAACAGGCTGTGATCTCGGTCGGTGATGAAACAGCTAATAAGTTCATTCAGCAGACCCTTTTTAACGACCGCTTCAACAAGAACTTTGAACGGTATTTGGAGAGCTGTCTGGCTTTGGGTGGTCTTGCTATGCGTCCTTATGTGGATGATGATAAGGTGAAGGTCTCATTCGTGCAAGCTCCAGTCTTTTATCCGTTGCAAGCTAACACACAGGATATCTCGTCTGCAGCAATCATCACGAAGAGTGCTAAAACCGTAGACAAGAAGAACGTCTACTACACTCTGGTTGAAATCCACGAATGGCTCAAAGACGGCAAGTATGTTATTACTAACGAATTGTACAAGTCTCCGGACAAGGAGAAAGTCGGAGACCGTGTGCCACTTGCTGAACTCTACGAGGACCTTGAGGAAGAGGTGACACTGGACGGTTTAACGCGTCCGTTGTTTACGTATCTTAAACCACCAGGAATGAACAACAAGGACATCAACAGCCCGCTGGGCTTGTCTATCTTTGACAATGCTCGCAGCACTATTGATTTTATCAACACCACCTACGACGAGTTTAAGTGGGAAGTTAAAATGGGACAGCGTAGAGTTGCTGTGCCAGACCAAACAGTCCGGATTGGTTTCGACGATTATGGAGATGCTGATTTGGTAAGTCGTGAATTTGACCCAGAACAGAACGTCTATGAGCAGATTGACGGTGGTAAAGACACACCAATCGGTATCGTGGATCTAACCACTCCTATTCGATCTGACGACTACATCAAAGCCATCAATGAGGGTCTTGCCTTGTTTGAAATGCAGATAGGAGTATCTGCAGGCATGTTTACCTTTGATGGAAAATCTATGAAGACCGCCACAGAGGTGGTATCTGAGAACTCTGACACGTATCAAATGAGAAACAGCATTGTCTCTTTGGTCGAGCAATCAATCAAAGAGTTAGTGATCTCAATCTGTGAAATTGCCAAGCTGTACGGGTTGTATGGTGGCCCTATCCCAGAAATGGATAAAATCACAGTGAACCTGGACGACGGTGTCTTTGTTGATAAGAACAATGAACTGGACTATTACATCAAAGCACTTGCTGGTGGCCTTGTCAGCAAGCAATACGCCATTGGTAAGGCTCTAGGTCTTTCTGATGAAGAAGCCACAAAGATGATGAACCAAATCAAACAGGAAACAGTGGATGAAGCTGGAGCTTTGAGGGACCCCTTGGACATCCAGACGTATGGAGAGTGATTAAATGACGCGCGATCATAAGTACCCAGCTCATATCAATGATGAACAGTTGCTACTGCGAGCTAGTCAAGTGGGCGATATTTATCATCAAATGGCGCTGGATCTATTTGATGAAGTGATCGAGCGTCTCTTAATTCGCGGTACAGTCTCTTTGCAAGAGAACCCTTATATCTGGCAGTTAGAACGCATGAGCCAGATGCACTTGCTAAACGAGAAGAACCTTGAGACTATCTCATACTATTCAAAGATTGCAGAGGAACAGCTCCGAGAAGTCATTGAGGGTGAAGGGTTTAAAATCTATAAAACAACCAAGGAACAGCTCATTGATGACCTGGGTGAGGGTGAATTTGGGAATGGTAAGCATGCACAGGAATTGCTAGCTGGTTATTTCGTCCAATCGCACGGCGACATCACGAACCTAATCAATACCACACTGCCACATCTAGTAACCTCAACCTACCGGGCTATTGTCCAGGAGGCAGTTGCTAAAGTAGTGACCGGGCTTGCTACTCAAGATAAAGCAGTATCGGACACGGTTATGAAATGGCAAGAGGTAGGCTTCAAAGGTTTTGTGGATCGCGGAGGTAAACGCTGGAAGATTGACAATTATGCGCGGACAGTGATTAAGACTACCGTCGTAAGAAGTTACCGTGAAATGCGGACGATGCCAGCGGACGAGTTAGGGATTGATACCTTTTATTATTCCAAAAAGGCAACAGCCCGCGAAGCATGCGCACCTCTCCAGCACCATATCGTCACTCACGGCCCTGCGAGAGAAGAGAACGGCATTGAGATACTTTCCCTTGCTGACCATGGTTACGGAACTCCTGGAGGCTGCTTAGGCATCAATTGTGGACATATCCTAACACCTTTTGTGCCTGGAATTAACGAGCTCCCGAAATTAGGGCCAGATGTGAAAGACATCACCCCAGAGCAAGCTATCAAGAATGCCAATGAGGAAGCCAAACAAAGGGCGCTAGAACGTGCTATCAGAAACACAAAGGAAAAGCTACATGTAGCCGAGAAGCTGAAAGACCACGATCTAGTGAATAAACTTAAAAACAAGGTAAGAGATCAGCAAGGGGCTATGCGTGAGTTTCTTTCTGACAAGCCGTACCTTCACCGCGATTATGCGCGTGAGAAGTTTTTCAAACCGAAAAAGGAGGACACCGAGGATGAATGATGAATTCAGACGCTCCCTGGAAAGGGTCGTTTTTGAAAATAAAAAAACTCTTTCAGACTATCATCGAAGCATTAATTATGCAGTACTTGATGGATTTAGAATGGATTTAAAAATAGCAAATGAAAGGATGTTAAAAGATGGATGATTGGAAAGAACGTTTTAAGAAAGAATACTACGAATTGCGAGAGCGCTTCAGCAAATTAGAGGTCATGGTCAGCAAATACGAGAAAGGGACGCTTGAGTTCAAGCCTAACTGCCCTATCGACTTGCTGAAATCACAACTATCTACAATGTATAGCTACTTGTGGATTTTGCAAGAACGCGCAAAGCTCGAAGGTATTCAGTTATAAAAAAATGAACCGCAGATCATGCGGTTTTTGTTTTGCGCCCATTATCTGGATGAAGAGGTCATTTCCTCCTTTTTTCTTACCTCTTGCGGGTTCGATTCCCGCTGGGCGCTTCCGTTGTCGGACGTAAACCGACAAAATTCGTCTACTGGACGTAAAACAGGAAGGAGTTTTGAACTATGAGTTTAAAACGTGAGATGTTAATTGACGCAGGTATTGAAGACAAGGACACAATTGAACGCATTATGGCAGCGTACGGGTCAGCGATCAAAGATGCCAAGTCCGAATTACAGGCAGAAAACGACAGCTTAAAGACACAACTTGAGCAACGTGACCAGGCTATCCAAGACTTACAAGCTAAAGAAGGAGCCAGTGAGGAAGCCAAGCAACAACTTGCTGACCTCCAGGCACAATTTGAAACCTATAAGACTGATAGCGAGGCTAATCTTGCGCAAGTTAAAAAGACCAACGCGGTTGCATTGGCTTTGAAAGATGTAGGCGCTCATAACTCAGAGGACCTTATGCGTTTTATCGATCTTGACAAGATTGAACTTGCTGAAGACGGCAAGCCTAAGCTCGATGAAACCATCCAGGGTTTAAGAGATACCAGCCCTTATCTTTTCGTGGAACAGCAACAGCAAGAACCACAGCCAAAGTTCGCAGTTGGTGGCAATCCGTCCGCTGGGGCAGACGATAACCTCAGCGCGGAAGATAAAGCTCTATTCGCTGGCTTTGATAGCGTTTAAATAAAATAAAAAGAGGAACACATACATGACTATTAACTATGCATCTAAATTTGACGCAAAAGTGGACGAACGCTTCGTCAAAGAAGCCTTGTCAACAGGAATTATTAACCAGGACTTTGACTTCACTGGTGTGGACACAGTCAAGGTCTACTCAATCCCTACAACAGCAATGAATGACTACGCGCTTACCGGCAACACTCGTTACGGTACTGCAGCAGAGCTTGAGAACAACGTTCAAACTTTGACCCTCAAGAAGGACCGTTCATTCACGTTTACAATCGACAAACGCTCTGTACAAGACACAAACGGTGTTATGGAAGCTGGGAAGGCTCTTGCTCGCCAATTGTCAGAAGTCATCATTCCAGAAGTTGATACCTATCGCTTCTCTGCCATTGTAGCTGGTGCTGACACAGATCACGTTAAAACAGGCGCAGTGACTAAAACTAACGCCTATGAAGCTATCCTTGACGCACAGGTTAAATTGACAGACGCGCTTGTGCCAGAACAAGGACGCAAGATCCACGTATCTCCAGAGTTTTACAAACTCATCAAACTTGACCCTACATTCGTGAAGAACTCTGACCTCGGTCAAGAAATCACTATCAAAGGCCAAGTCGGAGCAATCGACGGCTTGCCAGTGATCCTTACTCCAACTTCTCGCTTGCCTCAAAACGTAGCATTCGTCATTGCGCACCCAATCGCTACCACATCTCCAGTCAAGTTGGAAGACTACAAGATCCACGATAACCCACCAGGTATCAATGGTTACCTTGTAGAAGGTCGTATCCGTTACGATGCATTCGTCTTGGAAAGCAAGAAGAAAGCTATCTATGTGCACAAAACTGCCTAATTAGGAGGTTGATACATGACTGATGAAGTAACAGAAATCAAAGTAGAAGAAACTGCTGCTGAACCAGTAGCAACGGTTGAGCCTGCTCCAGAAGTGATTGCTGAAGAAGTACCAGCGGACACAGAGGCCGTGAAGGCTGTTAAATTAGTTAAAGGCGACGTTGTCTTTGAACTAACGGATCCAGTACAAATTTCAGCATTTATCAACCAAGGCTACGAAGTCAAGGGGTGATTGAATGGCTAAATATAAAGCTACTTGTAATTTTGTAATCGAAAGCACAGACCAGAACTTTACTGAAGGTCGCGTTTATGATCTTCCATCCATTGAAGCGGATGAAATCAATCGTAAGATTAACGCGTCATTTGGTGAACAATGGCTAGTACTTGAAACAAACGAAACAGAGGAAGCCTTGACACCCCCTGCTATCGAGTAGGGGGTGATTGCATGGCTTATCTTACTCAAGATGAGTTTACTGAGCTAGGTTTTGTAAGCGAGAACTTCGACGATAATTTGAAGCGCGCAGAGCTAGCGATTAATCTCTTTATCCGTCATTATTATGACTTCCACGACTTCGACAAAGATCATAAGACACGCAAGAAGGCAGTTAAGTTGGCCACGGCTTACCAGATTGCTTATCTGGATAGCACGGGCATTTTGACGGCAGAGGAAAAACAATCAATCGCTAGTGTGAAGCTGGGGCGTACAGAGGTGTCCTACGGCTCACAGGAACGCACAGGAACGTCTGAAATCGCGTCTGGGTATAATCTGTCCATTGATGCATTCAATGCTCTGAAATCGGTCGGATTTTTGTATCGTGGGGTGTCGTATGGTCGCTATTGATAAAAGAACACTGATCGATTCGGTCACGATCCAGAAAGTAGGGTCCAAGGATGATTGGGGTAAGAAGTCACTCTTACCTCCAGTCGTTTTAAGCCCTGTTAGATTTGACCGTGACTTTGACGCACCAGGGACCACCAACAATCCCTCTGGTAGAAAGAACCCGTCATACCAGAAGCCTGGAGTAGTCTTCGTTTACCCTAGATACTGCCCGGTTGAGATTGACGAGTCTTACCGTGAAGGGGTTGTCAAAGATGGAAGCCGAGAATACATCGTCACTAAGATTATCCCAATCATGGAGCCGTTGCGAAATAAAGTATACTGCTACGAGATTGAGGTGATGTGATATGTCTATCAATGTCACAATCGACCTGGGAGAGGCTTTTGATAAAGTGTCCGAAGCAAGACAGCGCAAGGCACAATTAGAGATTGCTAACCAGGTACTGATTGATATGGATCCTTACATTCCACTCTTACATGGCCCTCTGAGATTGAGTGGTCATGTTAGGTCTGACGGTGAGCAGATCGAGTACAACACTCCTTATGCACGGGCGCAGTTCTACGGCTCATCTTATAACAAGAACACCAGTTTTGAGTTTCACAACTACACCACCCCTAGCACTGGCAAGCGATGGGACCTCAAAGCTAAAGGCATCCATGGTAATAGCTGGGCAGAAGTTGGATTGAAAGCGTTAGGTATTAAAAAATGAAAAATAATAACGATTTTGCTGTCGTTCTGAAAGAGTACATCAACACGCTGTCACTTCCTATCCACTGCACATTGGACTATTTGGACGCACGAGAAAGTCTTGTCCTTTACCCGTTGCCTGGTGGGAAGATTGACAAAGTCTATATGGACGGTTCCCGCGATGTGACACTAATCTTTGAATTTGCTGTTAAATCAACGGACCAACAGAAGGCTAGTGAGTGCCTCTGGGAAATCAACAAAGCTCTATCAGAGTTTGATTTGGTGCTCCCGAGTCAGAACGGATCATATCTGTTTAATAATTTAACAACAACCCAGCCGTCGTTAAATGAAAAGGACGGCCAGGGTTATTACATCTACTTGCAGGACATTACTGCAAGTCTAACTATTTTAAATACGAAAGGTAACTAATAAATGGTACGTAACAAGAACGCCCTACGCGGGCATTTTATCGCACAAGTAACTGATCCAAAAACTGAACCTGATAAATCAGCTTACTTGGAAATTGCAAAATGGATCACAGACGTGGATGATGACACAGATGAGTCTACTACATCAGTGGCATATTACGATGGAGATGGAACAGAAGAAACCAGCGTAACCGGTGTCAAAGAAGCATATACGTTCAAAGGAACCTATGATGCTGAAGACCCAGCTATGAAGTATATCGCTGCATTGAAACGCAAAACTGCCAACGACCGGCTTGTATGGCACAAAGTTGTAGACTCTGACGGCAAGAACCAGCACGTCGGTATTGCTACCGTTACTAATATCAAAGCTGGTTCTGGTGCTGCTGCAGACTACGAAGCGTTTGAGTGTAAGATTGCTTATAACTCTATCCCTAAGACCTCAGCAGTCGTCTAATAATGTGAAGCGCCTCTTTTGGGGCGCTCTTTTTGTGTAAAGAGGAGGAAAAACATGACTATTTCAATTAATATTAAACGTTCTTTTTTGCCTATCAAAATTGGCGAGGTCGAGCTTGAATTTGACACATCACTAGAGAATATCTCACGGCTTGCTACGCTCCAAGAAGAAATCACTGACCGCTTCAACAAGTATCAGTTAGAGTTGCTGGAACGTTCGAATAATGGGGAATTTGACGACGTCAAAGATGGAGTTATCAACAAACAAGTCATTGATGAAGCGTTTGAGCTCCAGAAGAAAATGACCGAAATCAAATATGACGCGCTTTTTGGTGACGGAACCTTTGCTAAACTCTACGAGCGCTATCCGGACGTCGAGTCCTTGGACTCAGCATTTGCTGATGTCGACACCTTGCTAGGTGCAGAGCTTGAGAAAATGGCCCAAGAACGCACCAAGGCATCCAAGTCACTTTCAGAGTCGTTTGTCAAAAAAGCAAAAGCCAAGAAGACTAAAAAAGCCAGCAAAAAGTAAAGGGAAGAACTGCTCATGAAATTGAATGAGCCATTAGTTAACTCCTTTGAATTAAACGGGCGCACCTATGAAGTGGATCACTCATTTGACCTAGTATTAGATGTCTTTGAAATGTTTGACAGCGAGGTAATGAATGACATTGAGAAGATGCGCACGGCTATTTTAATGCTGACAGACGAGGCTGTGGATAACCTAGAGGATATCGTGGCCGTGTGGTCATACATTGACGAGCATTTTTTAAAAACTAAAAAAGAGCGCGTGGTCTATGACCGAAATGGAAACCCTATGCCTGTAGCAAAGAATGAAGAAGACGACATACGTTTAATTGATTTTGAAGTGGACGCCATGGATATCTACGCGAGCTTTATGCAAGCGTACAATATCAACCTCCTTGAAGCACAAGGGAAGCTCACATGGATTGAATTTGTAGCCTTACTGAACGGCCTACCTACGGACACCTCGATATCGAGAATTGTCCAGATTCGCTCCTGGAAGCCATCCAAGAATGACTCGAGCGAATATAGGTCAGAAATGCGAAGGCTACAGATGAAATACAACTTAGACGGAAAGGAGGAATAAATGGCGGACGGTAAAATTGTTATTGACGTCCAGGTTAATGGACAGGGATTAAACAAATTAGCTAGCTCGTTGAAAAGCCTTGAAACAGACGCGAAATCGTCAGCAAGAGGTTTGAAGCAAGCTGGGGATAACTTGCAGAACTCTGGAGATAAAGCTAAAAGCGTCGGAAATGATTTTAAAAGTGCCAGTTTTAAAGTCAAAGAAGCCGGAATTTTAACCAAGAATAGCGGTGATGCTTTCCAGCTGGCCGGAAGAAAGGTTAAAGAAGCTGGAATAATCAGTAAAACCGGCGGTAATGGTTTTAAAGTGAGTGCCGAGCTTGCTCAACGTGCTAGTGAAACAGCTCGCCAATCAGGGAATGGTTTTGTCAGACTTAAAGACACAATCGCTTCTAGCTCTCAAAAGGCTAAAGAGAGCGCGTCTGATTTTGACAAACTAAAAAACAGCATTAAGAACTTCTCAGTCGGGGCCATAGCATTCAAAACGGTTAGTGCCGGTCTGGATTTGATGAAATCATCACTGGACAAGGCTATTGATCGTTTTGATACCTTGCAACGGTTTCCTAAGGTCATGCAGTCCCTGGGGCATTCGTCGAAAGACGTAGCGCAATCTACAAAGGCTTTGGCAGATGGTATTGAGGGCTTGCCTACAACACTCGACACAGTTGTAGGAACAACTCAAAAATTAACTTCCATAACGGGAAATTTGAAAACATCGACCAAGTTGACACTTGCGTTAAATAATGCATTTCTAGCTTCTGGTGCTTCCACTGAAGATGCTAGCCGTGGATTGCAACAATACACGCAGATGTTATCGGCTGGTAAGGTCGACATGCAATCGTGGAAGACGCTACAAGAAACCATGCCTTACGCTTTGCAAAAAACTGCTGAAAGTTTTGGTTTTGCTGGAAAATCAGCACAAAATGATTTCTATGCAGCTTTGCGAGATGGAAGAATTTCATTCGACGACTTTAGCAAGCGTCTGATTGAGCTAAATAAAGGTACAAACGGCTTTGCTGAAATGGCACGAAAGAACAGCGAAGGTATCAAGACTTCGTTTGGGAATATCGTAAATGCAGTTGCTAAAGGTATTGCTAATGTGATTGATGCCTTTGACAAAATGAGCAAGGCGGTTACTGGCAAGAGTATAGCTCAAAACTTGGATGGTATAAAAGCGGTTGTAAATAGCGTTTTTAAGGCAATAGTCGACTCTATCCGAGCAGTAACTCCAGTTGTCAAAACAGCGGTACAGGTTTTGGGTTATTTAAAACCCGTACTTGATCCATTGCTCCATATTTTGGGCGGTGTTGTTGTCGGTGTTTTAGCGTTTAAGGGTGCCATGCTTGGTTTGACGATCATTAAAGGTATAGGTGGTCTAATCGCTAACCTTATAACCTCTCTGACAACCTTAGCTAGCACATCACTGGTGGCAGAAGGCGCAACAGTTGGATTGACTGGAGCACTGGCCACTTTATCTTCTGGTGGTATCTTCTTGGTAGTTGGTGCCCTGGCTGGTCTAGTTTCTTGGCTTAGTCAAGAAAGCGAAGAGACAAAGAAAGTTAAAGCTAAGAATGAAGAATTCAAACGTTCCCTTGAAGAACTGCACGAAAGCGTCGAGAAAGGCAATGAAGCCTACCAGGACCGCAGAAATGAAATCCAGGCTACAGCCGAGGACAATGAACGGCTAGTTAAGAAGATTGAAGAACTGAACGCGGTTGAAAACAAAACCGCGGGGCAGAAGAAAGAACTTGCTTCTGCAGCAGAAACCCTTAACTCACGCGTCGAAGGATTGAACATTCAGTATGATAAGGCCACTGGCACTATCAACATGACTACGGATGCTATCCGTAAGCAGATTGAAGCGTCCAAGGCTTCGGCTGAGGTTGAGGCTGCCAACGCTAAGATGGTTGAAAATGCCAAGAAGCGCCTTGATATCAAAGATAAGATGAAGGAACTCGAGAAAGAGTACCAAAATCTTATAAAAGAAACTGATAGCGCTGAGAACGGTATTTTTTCAAGCTCTACTGCTAGGGACGCGATAAAGAGCCAAGCTAAACAGAAATACAACGAAGAAGTCAAGAAGTTACAAGAGGACATCAAGAAGACTGAAGAGTCAGACAATGAACTGACCGAGACGATAGCAAAGAATAACGATTTACAGGCCAAGTCTACAGAAGACGCAGTAGGTCGCATGTCTTTGGCGTGGGAAAACATGGACGACGATCAGCGCAAGCTGGTTGATGACATGAAGTCGCAGTTCGAAACCCTTCGAGGTGATGTGCAGAACGCATTCCAAGCCATCGAGCAACAGACTGCCTTATCTGCAGAACAGATGACCGCTAACTTGCAACAGAACATTGAAGCAGTTGACAAGTGGTCGCAGAACCTTGAAATTTTAGCGCAACGTGGATTAGACCAAGGTCTTATTGAACAGATGCGACAAGCTGGGCCTAAAATGGCCGACCAGACACAAGCATTGGTAGACGCGTCAGACGAGCAGTTAGGCGCATTGAATACCAAGTGGACGGAAGCTGGGGATAAGGCCAAGGAGGGATTCCTACGTGGTATCAAGGCCACTGGTGTGGAACTTGCCCCAGAAGTACAAGCGATGGTTACTGCTATAGGTAACGAGTTTAGGGATGCACTAGCAGAGGCTGGATTTGATGTGAAAGCCCGTGAAATTCCAAAGCAAACCGCTGATGGTATTCGGGCTGGCAAGGAAGATGTAGCGCAAGCATCATCTGAAATGACAGAGGCTTCTAAGCAAGCATTCAACAACTTACCAACAGAAGCTAAATATAGCGGGTCGCAAGTGAGCGGGAATTACGCACAAGGTATCTCTGAAAGCTCGTCACTCGTGCAAAGTGCTAGTGATTTTATCAAATCTACTGCAGTAGGTGCTATGAGTACCTTGAACGGCGAAGGTCAAACCGCAGGGTCGAACTTTGGCGGTGGTGTCTCTACTGGTATCAATTCATCTCAAGGAGCGGTAACGGGCGCTAGTCTTGGTATGACGCTCGCAGCAGCGGGTCAAATGATATCAATGTCTCTTAAAGGTATGACAGCCGGACAACAATTTGGCGGTGGTATCTCTCTTGGTATTGGATTAAAACAAGGTCAAGTAAGCTCATCTTCCAAAGGTTTGCAATCCGCTGCCAAGCATAGCGTAGCATCGCTTGGTTCAGATGGTCGCAGTGCCGGGCATCAATTTGGTTCTGGAATTGCAGGCGGTGTATCAAGTCAAGGTGGAGCTGTAGGCGGTGCTTCTAGTTATTTGAGAAGCGTAGCGCATGCTAACATGTCCGGCGGTTTTGGCGGTGGTTATAACGCGGGTCTTTCCATTGGTGAAGGTTTAAGCGCTGGTATCTATGCCATGGCCGGATCAGTAGCAAGTGCAGCCGCATCCATAGCAGACGCTGCAGTCGGTGCAGCACGGTCTGTTTTACGCATCAACTCACCATCCAAGGTGTTTAGGGACCAAATCGGACGGGCTATTCCAGAAGGGATGGCAGTCGGTATTTCTAAGTTTGGCTATTACGTCAATGACTCAATGTCAAGTTTAGCTCATAAGACGATTGACGCAGGTAAACAACTAGCTGGTGGATTTGGTTTTAATCTTCCAAAATCCGCAGAAATTGCCAGCGGATTGAGCGCTACTTTGGCTGGAGGTTTCGGTGGATCCAGCAATGTTTCAAATTCGAACGTAACAAATAATTACACTTTGAATGCTAATGGAACAGCAAATGATAATTTCTTTAGTCCAGATAACATGAAGCGTCTACTTCGTGAAATGGCCTACTACACTAACTTAGAAGGAGGAAGAATGGCTTAATGGGAAATTTTACTTTTAATGGCGTATCCAGTCTTACACATGGACTGCGCGTGACTAAGGATTACATCATCACATCAACAGGAAATGATGTAGAAGTTATCGCAGTCCCTGGACGTGATGGTGAACTTATCATTCCAAATAAAAGGCTAAAATCAAAACCAATCGAGCTTCCATGCACGATCAAGTCAAATAAACCTCTTTCCGAGGTGGCTGTGGATATCTCAAACTGGCTATTGGTTGACGGATATAAAGATTTGACTCTTTCCTGGGAGCCAGAATTTGTCTATAAAGCGTGCTATATTGAAACGTTTGAGATTGCTACCATTATGAAGCAATTCGGGACAATCAAGCTGAATTTCAAATGCCACCCGATTAAGTTCTACAAAGACGGACTTGCTAAGATGTCAGTGTCAAACGGCCTAGCTATTAATGGTAAGGGTAACGTTCAAGCGAAACCAATCATTAAGTTGACAGGGAATGGAACAACCACCCTCTCAATCAACGGGCGCAGGACTATGTTAAAGGACGTGCAGGGATCTATTGTATTAGATATGCAAGCAGGGCAGATCTACTCTGGTAATCTACCAGCCTGGGATAAGGTTGTAAGAGCGCCACAGTACCAGATGCCATACTTGGATCCTGGACGTAATTTGATTAGCTGGGACGGGAACTTCACGGTCGAGCTAACTCCATGCTGGGGGGTTAAAGCATGAAGCCTATTTTATATAAAGCAAATGAAACGACATTTGAAACTTACGGCCTTGGTGAAATTGACGCAACCAAGGCCCTTGTAACCAGGGAACGTAACGGGAATTACACCCTGTATATTGAGTACCCAGCAAGTGGACGACTTGCTAGCGTATTCAAAAACGATATGCGTATTAAGTCTGACGCTGGTTTACGGACCAAGAACCAGACATTTTACATCTCGCGGATTGTAAAATCAAGCAAGAGTATCATTAAAATATACGCGAAGCATATCAGTCACTTGACCGAGTTCATGGCTATCCGAAATAAGACGCTTGTCAACGGTACAGCCTCTAGCGCATTGTCCATCTGGGCTTCCAATACTTTGGGTGGTGTACGTTTTGACACATGGTCTGACATCACTACCTCAAATCAAACAAGCTGGGATATTGCCAATGTCAAGAATGCCCGCGAGGCATTAGGTGGCCGAGAAGGCTCAATCCTGGACGTCTGGGGCGGTGAGTTTGAATTTGACAATACAACTATTCGGTTGCACAAACAACTAGGGCGCAAATCTCCGATTGTATTGGAATACGGACGCAATATCTTGTCTGCAGAAGATGAGCAGGATATTGAAGCCACATATACCAGTATCTATCCTTATGCCACCTACACTCCAGAAAGCACAGGATCCACTGACGGGCGCACTGAAGCTATCACGGTTGAGTTGCCCGAGAAGTACATCGACAGTAAGTACGTAGGGCTGTACAACGAACGAAGAGTTGAAATCGTTGATTTTAGCTCATCATTCAAAGAGAAAGAGGTCCCGACTGCTGAAAAGTTGAAATCTCTTGCCAATGCCTACATTATCAACAATAACGTAGGGCTTCCTAAAATCAATACTAAAATCGAGTATGTGGATCTTTCTAAGGCGCAGGATCATGCATCAAATCAGATTTTAGAAGAAGCGGAGCTATGCGATATTGTGCCCATCTACTACCCACCAATTGGCATCACTAGCGAAGATGGCAAGTTGACGACGATTGTATTTGACGTCTTGAGGGGTGTTAATGACAGCGTCGAAGTCGGAACTATTGGCGAAGGTATTCGCTCAGCAATGACTAGCGGTCTTGCTACGCAAGTCTCTGATATTGCTAAGAGCCAGAAGCGGTTGGTCGATAACCTACCTAAGTATCTGTTAAATGCTCAAGGCAATAAGGTCTGGTACAACAAGCCCGATGCTAATATCGAGCATAAAGTTGGCGATATCTGGTTTGAAAAGAACGGACTTTATGACCGAATGTACATCTGGAACGGCTCACAATGGGAGAAACGCATTGATACGGAAGATGTGGACAAGGTCAAGAAAGAAGTCGATAGACAGCTTAAAGAGGCCAAGGCCACGACTGACCAAGCTATCGCAGAAGCTAACGTGCGTAGTGAAGAAGCAATAGCACGAGCTAGGGCCAGCGTTGATTTAGGCCGAGAAGCGAAAGAAATCGCAAACGATAATGTCCGAGAACTGAACGCATTTAGGACTAATGTCCAAATCGAACGTGAGAAGCTATCTGACGAACTCAAGCGGTATTCGCGAGAGGAATCTACCAAGCAGATTATCGCTGTCCGTGAGCGATTATCAAGCGATTATGTCGCTAAGAGCACTTATGTTGAGAACGTCGAAAGCACCAAGCAACGTTTTGAGTCTCTCACAAAAGACAATGAAGGCAAGCTAGCAGAATTTAGACAAGGCATTGATGGCCAATTGACCACGCTATCTCGTCAGATTGCTGAAAATGTCGCTGATTTTCAAAAAGTCAAAGAAACCACGCTACTCTACGAACGAATTTTGGGTAAGTCTGAAGCAGACGCACCAGACAAGCTATCACGCTTGATTATGTCTAGCGAGATTTTTCAGACCGAAGTTGGGAAATACTCGACACAAGGTGGCCCTAATATGCTTCGAAATTCGAGAGCAGACGACGGGCTGAAATACTGGACGGAAGCTAATAACAAACTAGGTTTTACATCTCACAGCTTCTACCTCAACGGGCAGAAACGAATGTTTGAATTGAGGCCGGGCGCAGTTGTTAAAAGTCCACGGTTTATCGTCAAACGAAATGCAGACTACGTGTTGAATATTTTGGCATTCGATAATAACTCTAAATATTTCAGGGTTTATTTCTGCAAGCGCAAAAAAGGCTCAACAGCGGATTTTGAAGAAAAGCAACTGGTTTTTGACGGAAAACCTAGATGGGTCGATGGGGCCGTATTTGACAACGGCAGAACGATCAAGAAATCCTTTAAATTTAATATCGGTGAATTTGATGACGGTTACCTTCAATTCGAGTATGACCGCAACAACCCAAATAAATGGGGCGGTCTATTTATGACCGAGCTTGACTTCTACGAGGGTACAAATGACCGTAAATGGCAACCCGCTCCCGAAGATAGTGCAGAGCCTATCGAAGCAGTACGGACGCAAGTAACACAGCTTGCAGGGTCTTACTCGTTCCGCAACCTTAACAGTGCGGGCGACGTTCTTGGGCAGTTAAATCTAAACCCAGACGGGTCAATTAGGATTAACGAGGGCTTGCTCTCGGTCGGTGAGAAGACCATCATAAAAGATGGCGTTATTAAAAAGGCAATGATTGGTGAGGCCCAGATAGGCACGTCCCACATTGACGAAATCGACGCAAGTAAGGCTAACCTTATCAATGTTACTTCTAAAAATGTCGCAACCGAGGGGTTGACCGCTAACATCATTAAAGGCGGGAAGCTGTCGTCGCTGAATGGTGTTACTGACTTCGATTTGCAAACCGGATGGTTAGAAATGAACAAGGAAGCCGTGGGAATTAGAAATAAATTCGATGGTAAGCCTTTGCAATTTCTTGTTTTCGGCCAAGGGGCAATTAACGGTGTACCTTGTGCGTACACACAGCTAATGAGCAACCGAAATGGTACGACTGGTATTGAGCATACTTCTGCCGGAATCCAGATCTGGAACGGTAGACAGGGCAACAATGTACAGACGGCAATTACTTTCTACGGCAGAACAATGGACTTCGCCTCCAGCTCAGTTGCTAGTGGTGTATCGCTTAATACTGAAACAAAAGTTTTATTAGGGATGAAAGATATCGTCATAAAAGATAGATCTTTAGTTGACCTTTTTAACAACATTGATTATAACTTCCAACAGATCATTAACCATTTTAAACAAAAAAATTTAGGTTGGCCGAGTCAATATCGGACAAACATTTAGAAAGGACACCATGTACACAACAGACAAAATCATTAACGAATTAGCAGTACAACTAGCTAACAAGGCGATTGAACAAGCAAATTACAAGATTTTTTACGAAGAAGCGCAAGAAAAACTTGTAGAAGCACAAGCACAGCTAGCACGAGTTAATGCCGTGCTAGACGCAGACCAAGCCCTCAAAGAACTCTTTGATGAAGTAGCTGAAAAATTAGAAAAGGAAGACTAAAATATGACTTTTAAAGTAGTAAATAAATACTCGCAAGAGAACAACCGCACATTTGTAGCAATCCGCCAGGAGAACCCTTATACGGCCTTTGACCGTGTTTTGATTGGTGACCGTACCAATGAGTCGGACGAAGTGCTGATCCAAGCAGTCCTTGGCCAAGTTGCAACAGAATTCAATCCGGCAGACGGTGTGAAGAAGTTACAAGAAGACCTTCACACACAAGCTGAAAGCTATGAGCATAAGCTGGCAGAGAAGGATACCAAGATTGCAGAAGCGAAAGCGGTTGCTGATTGGGCAGTCCTCGCAGCGGTTACGAATACCGAGAATCCACTTGACCCGACACTCTACGCTCGCGGTCTTGAATTGATCGATATCGCGAAGGAAGGCAAGAAATACAAACCATACGATATTTTCACAATTGAAGATTCCACATACTCTCCAAAATATGGAGAAGGTCGTCGTGTACTCGTACAAGTTAACCGCGATTTCACTTACAACAACGAGAGCGTGAAGGACTTGGAAGGTACACCATCCCAAAATGGCGTCCTTGCTGTCTGGAAATGGACAGAGCCGAAGCAACCACAACCAGCGGGAGAGCTTAAAACTCAACCCGTTCAGTAAGCTAGTTGTAAAATAGGGAGGTGGTAAAATTGGACCTATTGGCACTAGTTGACAAATTGACTCCCGTTCTAGTCGTTATAATTCCTAGTTATTTCTCGTTTAAGAGCACCAAAACCACAAAAGAAGCTGACAAACGTCTTGAGGGATTATCAAATAAAATTGATACCCTCGAGAAGTCAGTAAATACGGTGGAAGAAATCGGGAAAGATAACAAGAAGAATTTAACGATGATCGGGAAAGGCTTGCAACGACTCCAACGTTTTCGATTGCAAGAAAATTTGAAAAATGCCCTAAGATGGGGCTACACAAACCAACACGAGATCGAGGAGCTATCGAAATTATATGAAAGTTACGTCGAATTAGGCGGTAACGGTGCTATTAAAGTGCTTTTCGAGCGTTTTTTGGAATTAGAAATTAAAGAGGACAAATAACATGGATCAAATTACTAATATTATTACAACATCAGCAATGAGCATTTTAGTCGTATTAACTGGTATCGTGGTACAAGCGGTTAAGAAATACTTATTAATGCGCGGTGGCAAGAAAGCAATTGAGATTGTTGAGATCTTGGCAAAGAACGCGGTACGAGCTACAGAGCAAGTTGCTGACAAGCTAGACATCCACGGGGCAGATAAGCTAGAGCACGCTAAAACGAGCTTGATCGATGGCCTTGAGTCTCAAAATATCCACTTGACAAATCAAGAACTCAATACTTTTATCGAAGCAGCCGTAAAAGCTGCAAACGACGAATGGAAGAAATAGGAGGCCTATCATGAGTAAAATTGAATCAAGTATTGCTCGCATGCGCCATTTACAAGCCATTCCAGTCCACTATGATATGGGAGACCGCTACGGAAACGATGCAGACGGTAACGGGCGCATAGATAGCCTTTTTGCCAAGTACAATTATTTAGAAGTGAGGAACTAAAATATGAATAAAATCAACTGGTCTGTACGTTTTACGCTTAAAAACAAAGCATTTATGACCCGCTTGGCCCTTGCCATCGCTTTGCCGATTTTGACTTACTTCGGCCTTAACTTCCAGGATCTGACAAGTTGGGGCGCTGTATTCAGCTTGCTCGGCAAGTTTGCATCTAACCCTTATCTTATCGGGTTGACAATCGCAAACGTCCTCAATATCGTTCCAGACCCTACCACAGCAGGTTTTGGCGATAGCAAGCGTGCGCTTAACTATTATGAGCCACATAATGACTAAGAGGCTATTTGTTAAAATAGCGCTTTTTTTGTTAGCCGTCATCTCGTTCTGGGTGACGGCTTTTGATTTCAAGGAGTAATAAAATGACAACATTACAAGACGTTATTGGATATGCCGAAGGCCTTGCTGACCAAGGTGTAGGAGCTGATGCAGATGGTGCTTATGGCACTCAATGTGTGGACTTGCCCAACTCAATTTCAATCAATTTCTTTGGCCGTGCCCTTTGGGGCAACGCTATCGACTTGCTCAATTCGGCAGCAGAACAAGGCTATGAGGTGGTATATGACGCCGTTGGCGTTAATCCACGGGCTGGAGCTGTTTTTGTGCAAGAAACTACCTACATCGCAGGTCATCCTTACGGTCACACTGGACTAGTCATTGAGGACTCAGACGGGTACACCATGCGGACTATTGAGCAAAATATCGATGGCAACGCTGACAGTCTCTACGTTGGAGGCCCTGCTCGCTACAACACACGCAATTTTGATGGCATCGTAGGCTGGTTCTACTTCCCGCTTGACAATGCGGATTATCAACCTGTACAAGCTACAACTACAGGAGATGGCACGATCACGGAAGAAAGCGGAACATTTACGGTTGAAGTCTCAGCCCTCAATGTCCGTGATAAGGCTGGCTTAGACGGCGCTATCGTCGCTGTATATGGAGCAGGTGAGACTATCAACTATGATGGCTACTGTGACAAGGATGGCTATATCTGGATCACATATATTGGAGCGTCTGGAAATCGTCGCTACGTGGCCGTAGGGCAATCTGAAAACGGCCAACGTGTCACGGACTTTGGCTCATTCGCTTAACTAAAAGAAAGGGAATGCTCCCTAAATTCATAAATCAACCCCTCCAAAATGGAGGGCTTTTTTTATTGTCTGTTATAACGGCAATTTTAAAAAATGTCTGTTATAACGGCAATTTTAAAAAATGTCTATTATAACGGCAAATTTTAGTATAAAATCTTGATTTTATTGGTTAACGGTGGTATAATAATAGTACACAGATTTTGAACAATCTACTAAATAACCAAGTGAAGATAGGGTGACACCTTGCTTGGATTGCATGCATAATTCCCGTTACGCTCCTTGTGAGATATTGTAAGGAGATAAGTAATTCTCTTTTGAGCAATCGAAAGAGATCATGAAGTGTAAGAAGATTGAGGGTGTATGCAGTATAGAGGTTGTGCGTAATTAGACCATTATCAGACGGTGGCGGTGACAATAGACGCTCTCGGTGAGAGAATAATCTGGGTAGGCCTTGCGTAGCGGTAAGAACCAAACCAGAAATGCTAAAATAAACCGTTTTGCACTTGAGGTCGAGGGATCGGCCAATAACACCAAAGATAAGTACAAGTAGCCCAAAGTGTGCAGATAAAACATTGGATATATCTATGCTTAAAATATATTTCTGAATGTCGGGTGAAAGTTGGACGTAACCAGTCGTGCCTAGTCATTTAATCGCCACGGAAGTTATAGGGTCGCTCCTTATGGCTCAGACCGTGGTAGGCTATCGGTCAACAAGTTGCGTACAATCGAAGTAGAGCGAAGGCTCATTTAATAGATTGTTTAAAGTTTGTGTCTTCCCTTGCGTTTGCGAGGGTTTTTCTTTTTTGAAAAAGTGACATATTTACTATCTCTCATTGAAATTGTTTATTGTAATAGAAAAAAAGAAAAAGGGGCAAAAAAGGGGCAAAAGGCGAAAACTTTTGTATTTTTATGGTAAAAATTGTATGTATTTTATAACGTATAAAGGCTTATTTTATCGCTTTTTTGATTTATTTCTACTTATATAATAGAGTTAAAATAGAATACCGTGGATTGAAATCATTCTACAACTTGAAAAAATAATCTAGTTAACTAGATACAAAAGATCCTTGAGTTTTCTCAAGGATCTTTTTTGTTATCGAGCCAAACAAAAAATCCTCAACTAGATAGTTGAGGAATCGTTTTATTAGAACAAGCCTTTGATTTTATCAACAGCACCGCTGACGAGATCGTTTCCAGCAACAAGGGCTTTCGCTTGTTCTAAGTAGTCACCAAGGTTCTCCTTGTTGTCATCGATAAATTTTTTAGCAGCATCGAAATCTTTCTTTTCGATCATTTCTTTGACTTGGTTAAACAAATCCATTGGGTTCAT